CGGTTTGGATTCAAGCTTATTTTCTACGTCATAAGTTGTAAGTGGGTAATGGTAGTATAAAGACTGGAGCATATCAACACACTACCACTATCAAAAAGGCGGTGGTTATAATGGATATGTTTGAAAACAGGAAGATAAACCCGATGTTAATTGCTGAGATGCGGGAGCCGTTTGATTCTCCAGATTTCATCTATGAGATAAAATGGGACGGTATCAGATGTGTTTCCTACTTAGGATCCGAAACAGACATTAGAAATAAACGAAATAAACTCATGGCTCCTATCTTCCCTGAATTGCAAAATCTCCATGAACAGGTAAAAGTAAAGTGTATCCTGGATCATGAAATGCTTGTGCTCAGAAATGGTATGCCAGAATTTTACGAGGTCCAAAAGCGCGCAACAATGACCAATCCATTTAAGATAAAATTATCCTCTGAAAGATATCCGGCAAGCATCATCGCCTATGATATCCTATACTACAAAGACAAGGATATAACCATGCTCCCACTTATTGAACGAAAAAAATATCTGCAGGACGTTGTTATCGAGAATGAAATGATATCCGTATCCCGGTATATCGAGCATAACGGAATCATGCTATTTGATCTTGTAAAAGAAAAGGGTCTTGAAGGTGTGGTAGCCAAAAAGAAAAGTAGTCTTTACTGGCAGGGAAAGCGTTCTAAGGACTGGATAAAGTTCAAGGTGTTAGATTCAGATGATTGTGTGATATGCGGATATATACTAAAAGAAAAGAGCATGACAAGCCTTATAATAGGGCAGTACGATGAAGATGTGCTTGTGTATAAGGGGCATGTGACACTTGGGGTTAGTCTCAGGATACTTAACCAGTATAAATACAAAGTAATTGATTATTCGCCGTTTGGGTATGTACCGCAAGGAAACGATAATGCCGTTTGGCTGGCCCCGGAACTTGTTTGTATTGTGGAATCCATGCCGACTGAAAAAGGAGGCTTTAGACAGCCCGTTTTCAAAGGTATTCGAAATGATAAGTCAGCAATAGAATGTCAAGTGTAGGCGGGACCAGTTTATGGCACCCGCCTTACAAACAGTTCATTATTAACTATTTTATCAGGCAACCTCCAGGCCAACTAGCATCTCGAAAAGTTCTTTGAACGAATCAGCAAAATACATAGGTTGTACCTCACGCTGGCACTGTGGGCTTACGGCATTCTCGCCGTATTTTAACCCTTTTTCAGTCAGGGCATTATATTTCTTGGTTCCGCTTGGGCTTGAGGTTGATTTCCTGGTTCTCTCTTCAAGATAGCCCTGTTCTCTCATTAAAATATTGAAGCTTTTTGCCGACATGCCTAAGTCAAAGCGTTTTAGCAAATCAGTTGCAGATTTTAATTCCCGGCTGCCGTTATACTCATACTTAGGCAGGAATTCTGTCGGTAGGTCGTAGCTCTTATATAACTGTCCGATCATCAATAGCTTGCTGGCATCATTCACACGGAGTATATCAGCCACTACGCCAATACATTCTACCTGTTCCTTAAATGAAATTTGCTTACTATACTGCACTCCTTTTTCGATGAATTCCTTCATCTTTTCAAAAGCATCTATGTATTTTGCCGTGAAGATAACACCTTTCTTCCCCTGCAACTTATTGGCAATCATGTCGCAGCCTTTCTTTGTGCAAAGAAAGCAAGGTACAGTTCTTCCAGTGCTGTCCTGATATGTAGATTCAATAAAATAATCACTGCGGGAGATTTTTCCCTCAGTTAAATATCCTATATATCCGCGGATACTTTTCATTAAGTCGTTGTGTGGTTTCTCAATCTGTAATGCCACTTCCCTGCTATCTGTTAAAAGCTGTCCGTTTTGTTCGAATACTGTTAAATCATACATAATTTGGTTTTCCTTTCTGATATAAATATGTTGAAAGGAGTTTCCTTATATGTTATACTACTTTATAGAGGAAACCCCTCGTGCTAGAGTAATCGGTTGTCTTGGTAGGATGTCGATTGCTCTTTTTTTGTATATGCAAGATTTTATACTAGACGCAATCACATGTCAATAAGCAACCACTTGTTTTAATACCACACCTATGGAAAAGCCTTATTCTATCAGGCTTTTATCCACTTACTTTTTTTCATAACTACAAGGCTAATCCCTTATACACCAGAGCTCCATCGCTCAAAGTTGATACCAAAATCTCCCCTGTAACCATCTTCCCACTGCTGTCAACGGCATAAACCTTTCCGGCGTTTGAAACAAACTGCGACTGACACATGGATCCATCTTCTCCAAGATAATACCAGTCACCCTTATATTTGTACCAAGTATTTGAAACCATAATGCCCGCTGCATTGAACCAGTACCACTTTCCGTCAGAATCCAGATACCATGAATCACGAATCGGATCCCCTGTGTTACCGAGGTAGAATCTCCAACCGTCTGGCTCCTGATTCCATCCTGATAATTTAACTGGCTCCGGTTCTGGAATAACATCGTCCTGTATGTATCTACGCACGCATACCAATCCCTGACGCCAGCCACCAGAGGCGAACGAAGCGTAACGGCTCTTACAATATGCCGCTATATCCTTGTAGGACGGCCTACCGCTCCCATGCCCACAGATAATACCATTACCGCAATACATTTCTACATGGCCTATCTTAAGCGGCCTACTTGCATCTGATCCTGCAAACTCCAACATGTCACCCTTACGTAGACGCGAAATATCCGGCATTCCTGCGGCTATATCTGCATCAACGGTAGTCAGCTTACTTGACTGATATATCCCGGCTGTATTGAGGTTTCCGAAGCCATACCCGGCCTCTTGGTAGCTGTGGCATATAGAACTACTACAATCGCTATAGTATTTGCCATCAGTATACTTTTTGAAACAGTAATCCCGTAGTGCCTGGCTGTATATGTTTCTGCCTATGAGCGTTGCGTACTTATCACATACTGACTGTCTTTTTTGTTCTGCTGTCATGTTGATTCCTCCAATCGAAAAAGGCCCAGGATAGTCCCAGGCCCAAAAGTTGTGGTGTTACAACTTGTTATTCAGTTTTACTTGATTTACCCTTTAGCACCTCTATGGCATTGATAAGCACTTCTGATTTGACAATTCCCATAAGCCCTGCATTTTCCACAATTGACAGTGTTTCGTTAGCTATGAACCCGTATGTCGTGGCAACCATAACATAATCAACTCCAAGGGCAATGTCGATCTGATGTGAGGCTGCAATGACAAAGATCATACCAAACTTTTTACATAATCCTTTGAACATTGACATGGAATCTGCCGCTCCGGTTTCTGACTTCGGCGATTTCTTAAATACTGCCGCCACAATAAAACCTGCCAAAAAATCAATTCCCATTAAGGTAAGGACAACCCCCAGCGTTGGTGTCCAACCCCCGAACAGTTTAACCCCTATCGTAGCTAATGCACCCCATATCATACAAAGCGCTTCTTTTTTCATTCTCATATTCCTCACTCTTCCTATAATTTTTCTTCTACTTCATCATGCCACTTCGGCGGTACTTCTTCCAACGCCATTTTCCCCTCTGAAATCCGCATTATATAAAAGGCAACCATTGTTATGCACCTCCCATCATTCCTGCTAGTTCTTCAATTGCTCCGTCCTGCACTTCCTGACTTGATTCTATTTTTTCAATACGTTTTTCTAATTCTGTTTTTTCACGTAATGAAATTGTAACATGCACACCATCCGCTTTTGCTTCCCATGATCCAGGTTGTAATACAAGATCGGAATAATCCCATACAATCGTACCATCACCATTTTGCATCTGGACGTTTGCAAGGTTATCCTCTGTTAGTTTTGGTAGAATTGCAGCAGCTTCCGTCCAGTCTATAAAAATCGTAGTTAGACATGAAAGGCTGGCTGATGCCTCTAATTTAATTGTAGTTCCATCTTTCAAAATACAGCTATCTTTCATATAGTTTCCTTTCTGCCCATTCAGGCAATAAAAATAGCCCCGTTTAGGGACCGATTTCAAGTTTGTTTTCTCTGTTAAATGATCATTTACAATTCATATTCAGCAAATAAATACACGTATGAATTTGCATTTTGAGAGGAAAAGAACATTTCTCCACTCGTTGTTATCTCCAAAATAGCAGACGAAACACTTGTCAGCACACTATTATCGGTAGTCACGGGAAGCCATTTTCCAGTTGATGGCCTCAGATTAGCTTGATTTATGGTACCGATTGCATACCGTGTATTGGCGTTAAAATTAGGAGACTGATGCAATAGCGCTTGTATCGTCATCTTATTTCCTGATTTTGTAAATTTAATGTTTGCAGCATTCCAGGCCGGATAAAATCCAATCTGGCTAGAATAATCAATACCTGCTAAATTGCTATTTGTCGTATTGATCTGATCCTGCAAAGTCTTTCCCATGGCTGAATCTAATGGCGCTACTCCTGCAGTTGTAGCAAGCGCATTATTAACAAGATCACTTTTGAGCAATAGATATTGCGCCATCTGAGCATCTATTGCCTTTGCTCCTGCGCTTACCGGGTTACGTGTGTTCTGCAAGTCATTTCTTGTAAGCGTGGTTGATCCTATGCTACCTTGCATTGCATCAATTAGTGTCTGGAGATAATTGATTTTCTCTTGTCCTTCATCAACAATTTGTTGCAATACGGTAATATATGGAGCTGCCGGAACGGATTTATCTGCCAAGGGATCAAAACGGCACATGAATGTAAATTTGTTAGATGATATTTGTCCGTTTGCATATACCAGTTTTACATCTGCCACTACTTTACCGGGTGATTGTAGTTCATTACCCTGGAATACATAAGTGTAAGTCGCTACGCTCTTCGGCATATCTGCGCCTGTAACAATCATTCCATTTGACAGAGTAAATACTATATAGGCACGTTGCGCATTGGT